ATTACCCGATTTAATATAATTTTTTTTACACTTCCAATTGAGTAAACCATACTATATTATAACAATCCAGAATAAATTTAGGAAATTTTCTATTATAAAATAATATTTAACTTTTTATGAAATGTCTAGATTTTTTATTTTTAGATGCTAATTTTTTACTTTTATATCTACCTCCATACTGACTTTGTGTTAAATGCGTATTAAATAAAGTATATTGATTTGAAGTTATAATTCCACATTGATTCATATAATCATTCATTTTTTTTATTTTTTCAAATATTCTTACCTCCTCAATTGTACATAAAAAACCTTTATTATAATTTATATATTCTCTTTTTCTATGTTGATGTGATCTATCATTTATTTGTCCATAATTTTCTATAATATGTTGAATAAAAAATAATAATTTTTGATTAATATTTTCATAATATTGTTCCGTTTTAAAATATATAATACCATTATTTATAAAAAAACCTAATAATAAATAACCAGCCATCATATTTCCTTTGTCTAGCGATGTATAACTTGACAGTATCGTCTGATCTAGAGAAATTAGACTAGTTAATAAATGTAAAATAAATGTAAATAGTAATAATAAATTCTTTAATTTTTCTATAAATTCAATATTAAAAAGTGTATTACTACCTTGTTCTATAATAGCTTTAAAAATTGTATAATATGTTGGTATATCTTCAAAATACCAATATTGATCATTAGTTTGTATATTTTTATCTAGTCTAAATAGGATTAAATTACTAATAATTCTATTCGTAATAATAAAGTCGTTTTTTATATATTGATTTACACTTAGTTCTATAGATGCTTTTATCGATTGAAAGTCATTTGTTAATTTAAGTTTATCTGATTCTAACTGTCTAACTCGTGTTAGATCTTGAACACGTCTGTATCTATTTATTTGGTTATCAATATCAATTAAATTTTGGTTTAATATATCACATTGGGATAAGTAATCATTAAAGATATTATATCTTCCTAAACTATAATTTAGTTCTATGAATACATTTTCTTTAATAGTTCTTTCTATACTTATATCATCTTTAATATGATTATAAAGAGTATTCATTCGGCCGTATATAAAATGTAATTCTAATATGATTGTTTCTAACATAGCTTTATATTCTCGGGATTTTACTGTAATAAAATATGAATTATAAGGAATTTTTGTAAATAAAAAACCTTTTAATTGTTGACCTGATATATTAATGATTATTTCCTCTAAAATATTACATTTTTGTAATAGATTTAAATAAAATATCGAATAACGATGAATTAAAGCTTGAGCCTTTTCTTGTTCACTAATACCTATTATAATTCTTTTTTGTACACTGCTTTCTGCAGCTGCTTTATATCTACGATGTGTAGGTGTATCTTTAATAATATCATGTAACGATTCTGTTAGATTACAATTTTGTGCATAATTATATATTGCTTCAACATTTTCGTATATGGTTTGATATTGTTTTAAACTAATATCTTCAGATTGATTTAAAATAATTGATAAATTACTATGTAGTTCATCTATAAAAACTTTTACGGCTTCTTCAATATAGTAATCATTATTTGTATAATCGGGTTTAACTTTTATTTTATCTATTTCAATTTTTAAAAGAGTTAATATCTTTTTAAAATCAGCTGTTCCTCCATCATTCATTTTATTCCAAAGTCTTTTCATATTTTCTTTAAATTTATCTATTTTAAACGAAATTGGTCTATCACTATTAGCATGATTTAAACATAGTTCCGTTTGGGAACTTAACGCACAAGCATACATAATATTTCTGATTCGTATTAAAGGAGCTAATATAATACGTCGAATCATACATTTTATAGGTAGTAATGTTTTTCTTTCCTCTACTATTTCTCTACTTAAATGAGTTGAACGTAATTCAGCAATAATTTTCCATTCCGTAATAAGCATTATCATATGGGTATTAAAACGTCCAATTGCTGTATTCATTTTATTATTCCAATCTGTTTCATCAAACGTCCAAGATTTTATTTTTGATTTAAATTTAGCAGTCCAACTTGGATTATCAGGCATTAAAAGAGTTTGGTCAGAATCATCAGTTAGATAAAATCGTTCGCCTTTAGCGGCTGTTATATTTATATTTTTAAACATTGTTGATGTTGTAATTAAATCCATAACTTGAAAAATATTTTTAATATCCTGATAAATTTCTCCAGAGTCTAATACAAATGGTGGATCTAATTTGGCAGATACCTGCTCTATATAATCTAATAAATTAAATAAACGAAATAAAGTTTCATAAAATTCATATATAATTACAAGCGCATTACGATATGCAAAACTATTATTTCTTAATACCATATAAAATTTAGCCACTACAATAATAGCTGCGGATACTATAAATCCTAGAGATAATCCAGCTATTTTAACTACCCCACTGCTAGCAGCAGCAATTAGTCCTGTAGGACTCTCTGTCAAGATAGTTTCAAATGTAGATGTAACCGTATCTTTTACAATAAAATTAGATTCATTAATTACTCGATTAGCAATACCGGCTGTTAATTCTAAACCGGAACTACTTAAACTTGGTTCCAATTCTTCATAATTACCTAATGACAAAGGGTCTATTGTTACAAGTGGATTTCCACCATATTTATATCTTATTTTACTATTTTTTTTTTTATTATGAATAGACATGCTAAATATATATTATTAACAGAAAACAAATAACACATTTTGAAATACTTGTGTATTTGTATCAAGATATTTACCCGTTGATAATTGAGCTATTTGATTACACTTTTTGATTTTTAATAAACAATTTACGTCTTTTAATAAATATTTCCATTTGATATTGCCATAATTATTTTTCAATACTTTTAATAAACTATAAGTTAATCCTCCTAAGTCGATATTGTTATTACCTAATTCACTGCCACAGCTTAAAACATAAATATTCGCAGATGTTTTAGAATAATTTTTATTTTCACTCATTGTTTGAATAAGGTTCCATTCATTATAATTATATTTTATAACATTTGAACTCAATCTATATTTACTATAATCATTGTATTTATACCTTAAATCAAATCCACTTCCAGTATGGATACAGTCTAATATAACATATAGACTTACTCCAACACGGACTTTATCTATCAGTTGTTGACGCAATTCAGTGTCCGTTATAAATCCATTTTTATCGTAATCCATAGGCCATATAGAGACATCATTAATTTTATCTACTTTTCCTATATAGTGAAACCACAATTCATCGCCAGACTGAGTATCCATTAATAATTGTTTCATTAATGCCATGATTACAGATTTTGTAGGTTTTTGAATCGTCTCACTTGTTAAAACCATAATATGATTATAATTTCGAGATGTATGTAAAAAATAAGAAACACTATTTATATAATTATTTATTTCAACATTTGTCCCAATTAATAATGCTTTACGCATTTGTATTATATTAACGATATTGACTTAAATATAATAATATAAACTAATTTATGATAAAAAAATATGTTAAAAAACTGGTTGTCTAAATGTTTCGGAAAAAATGATGATAATAACAGTGAGACAATTTGTTTTAATAGTATTAGGAAATTAATTATAATTGAAACCGCTGAAAAATTACCTGATATTTATGATAAATGGAAAGTTATTGGATTTATTGATAAAGCAAATCATGTATGTGACACTATTTTAGGTGACACGTATGAATTTATTATATTAAATCCTAATGAAATACCAAATAATTTAAAAAAATATGTAAAATATAATGTAAATATGTTTAATAAAAAAACACACAAAATATTAAATAGATTAACTTTTCATTTTAAATATGATACATCACAAATTGGAATGATACTAATTATAAAATCTTTTGAAAATGAATGTTTAAGTTCTAACCACTGGAATTTTATTGAAAGTTTATTCTACAATATGGGATTTCAAATCAAAAAAAAATATCACAAAAATTAATATATTTTTTCCGAAATATATTTTTTTCGCTGTAAAGATTATAAAAACAAATGCCGAAAAAGAATAGTAGAGAAAGCTCTCATACTAAACATAGACATAAACATAAAAAAAGTAAACAACAACATTCAAGTAGTGACAGTGATTATTCAAGTGATGATGATATTAAAAAATGTGATATGAAATATAATACGAAAAAAGATGATTGTATTAAAGTTGAAATAACTGATTGTGAAAAAGAAAAAAAACAATGTAATCAATGTATTGGACAAAAAGGTGATAAGGGAGACCCCGGTGAGCGTGGTGAAAAAGGTGATAAGGGTAGTAAAGGAGATCAAGGAATGAAAGGAGACCAAGGGAACAAAGGAGACCGAGGTGAAAAAGGTGATAAAGGAGAATGCGGAGAAAAAGGTGATAAAGGTGATAAGGGCGAACAAGGTTTAAAGGGAGACCAAGGGGATAAGGGAGATAAAGGTGATAAAGGTGATAAGGGAGACCAAGGAGATGTTGGTGAAAAAGGTGATAAAGGTGATACAGGTATGCGTGGAGAACGTGGTGAAAAAGGAGATAAAGGTGATAAAGGAGAAAAAGGTAGTAAAGGAGACAAAGGTGATAAAGGCGACCGCGGTGAAAAGGGAGAACGGGGTGAAAAAGGAGAAAAGGGAGATGTCGGGTCGAAAGGTGATAAGGGTGATAACGGAGAACCCGGCTGTCGTGGGCTCCCTGGTGATATAGGACCCAAGGGTGATAAAGGGGATAAGGGTGATAAGGGTTGTAAAGGTGAAAAAGGAGAAATGGGTCCATGTGGTCAAGCTGGATGTATGGGCCCTAAAGGTGATAAAGGAGATAAGGGTGAAAAAGGTGAAAAGGGAGATAAGGGTGATAAGGGTGATAAGGGTGAACGAGGAGATAAAGGTGACAGAGGTCAAACTGGGTCAACTGGTTCTCAAGGTAATGTGGGACCTATAGGTCCCGTTGGTCCACAAGGCGTTATGGGACCTCAAGGTTATCCAGGGGATGAAGGACCTAAAGGAGATACAGGTAGCCCGGGTCCAGTTGGTCCACAAGGACCTATGGGTCCGACTGGTCCAAAAGGAGATAAAGGTGATAAAGGTGAACGTGGACAACAAGGTATACAAGGACTTGGATTTACATGGGAAAATACATGGCAAAACGGACAAAATTATATAGTAAATGATGTAGTTTATTATAATGGTTCATCTTATATTGCTATTCAAAATAATTCAACAAATCCAGAATTCAATGTAGATGATTGGCATTTAGTTGCGTTAAAAGGTGCTATTGGACCAGCCGGACCATCGGGGCCTATGGGACCAATAGGCCCTATAGGAAATAATGGATTAAATGGTAATTCTTTTATATGGCGTAATAATTGGACAGTTGGAGTTAATTATTACCCAAATGATGTAGTATACTTTAATGGGTCTAGTTATATTTGTATAGCATCAACGAACAGTAATCCTTCAACATCTCCAGATGATTGGTCATTAATGGCATTAAAAGGGGCTATAGGTAATGAAGGACCGCAAGGTCCTATAGGTCCACAAGGTCCTTCTGGAGACAGAACATTTATTGTATTTGCTACAAGCGAATCAGTATCAAATAATCATTTTATTGGATGTGGTAATTCTTCCAACAATATTTTAAGAAATAGTTTGGTTGTACCAAATCATTGTAAAGTTAGTAAAATATCATTTAGTATTAGGTCACTTGATCAGGCTGGTCAATATGTAGCAACACTATATATAAATGGCAATCCAAGTATTGTCACTGCGGTTATCGTTGATGGGTCAAATCAATATAAAGTTATATCTAATGCTAATCAATTATTATCAGAATTAGATGAGATTACAATTAAAATTACTACCCCAGGTGGATCACTTTCAAATGGAGCTTCCGTATCTCTT